TCGACCGGTTGCGGCTTGGCGATCGTGCGCTCGGAGAAGATAGCGGCTTTAGTGGCCGTCTTCCCGGCACTGTCGTAATGCTCCAGCGCCGACAGCATCGGCAAATCCGGATCGTCGGCAAAGGCCACGCGGTTTGCCGTGAGGCTGATCGGCCCGTACTTCTTTACGAAGTCGTCATAGACTTGGTTGAGCTTGGTGCGCGCGGCCTTGATCCGGGCATCCGATGCTTCCTCTATCTGGGTCTTGAAAACCTCGTGCACCGCGTCGCGAATCGGGATCATGCCCTTGACGCGCTCGGCGGCCTTGCCACTCAGCGCCGCCGGACGGTACAGCGAGCCTTCCCGCCGGACAATGACGCCATTCCTGATGGCGTAGCCGCCTTCCTTCACCGGATCGCCCAGCGCCGCGATTTCATTGCCTTCGAAGGCCGGCGTTTCCGCTTTCCAGGGCTGCCAGATATGGCGCGGCAGTTTTTGAATCGCCGAGGAAAGAGCTTCCTCTGTGAGGTTTCCCTTGACCGCCAATTCCTTGCCGTCTCCGCCATACATCGTGCCGGCCGCCGTGAGCTGGCCCAGCACCATCTGGGGATGCTCTTGGAAATATTCGTTGACCGGGACGGAACCGTCCTTCAATTGCACCTTGCTGGCTTTCGTCCACGGTTCGCCCGAGGGAGGTTCACCCGGCGCGCGCTTGCGCAGGAAGACCAAGTCCGTCGTCACTTCCGTTCCGGCATTCGCTTTAAAAGCGGTGTCCGGCAAACGGATGGCTCCCAAAAGGTCGGCGTGTTCGGCGAGATATTCGCGGACTGCCGGATCGAGCTTGTCCAGCGTATAGTGGCTCGTGATGAACGCGACGATGCCGCCCGGCCTCACCAGGTCAAGCGATTTGGCGAAGTAGTAATCGTGAATCGCGCGCGTCAGTTCCGGGTGCTTCCGGTATTTGGGATCCGCCACACCGAAGTTGCCGAAGGGCACGTTCGAGATGGCGACGTCGAAGAAATTATGGGGCAGCGCCACCTTCTGATACGGCGCGTTCTGGATGTTCGAATCGGGATAAAGCGCTTTGGCGATCGCCGCCGTCACCGGGTCCATTTCGATGCCGGTCCGCCGGCTGGGCAGCAGCGAATCCGGCTGCAGTCCTAGAAAGTTGCCGGTGCCCACTGCCGGCTCGATCATCGTGAAGCCCGGCTCCAGACCCATGTGTTCGAGCGCCGCCCACATCGCGCGCACCACTTCGGGCGAAGTGTAGTGCGCGTTCATGGTCGAAGCACGCGCGGCGGCAAACTCTTCCGGCGTCAGCAGCGCTTCGAGATCGGCGCGCGGCCCGGCCCACTCGCGCTTGCCGTAATCAAAGATCTGCGGCATCCCGCCCCAGCCGACATAGCGCACCAGTTGCCGGCGCTCGTCTTCTGTGGCAAGACGGTCTTCCTTTTGGAGCTGTTTGACGATGCGGATCGCGGCCAGGTTCAGATGCAGGCGCTCGCGCGCCGTGCCTTCGCCTACATGGTCTCCGGCGGTGATTCGCCAGTCCCGGCTGCTAACGTCTCGGGTAAGGTCGCCGGGTCGAACGAGAGGCTCGGCTGGCTCTCTTCGTCCGGCAGGAGCGCCCACTCTTCCCGGATCATTTCCCAGGCCTGGTTGTACGGTATCTTCTGGCTGAGCAACTCGCCCATGGCGTCCCCTGTCAGTTGCGCCGCCGCTTCCACGCTCGCCAGCAGCAGGCCCTTCTTCTTGAGGCCCGCGCACATCTTGGGACGGAACTCCAGCCAGTGCTTGAGTATTAGGCTGGCCATCGGGTTGCTGGGCTGTTGGCTTTCCGGATCCATGCGCCTCTATTGTCGGCCCGCTGGCCGGTTCGGCGCCAGTACCCGTGGTTGCGGCGGGCGTAGGCTCCGCCGTGGTCTTCGCCGCTGGCGTGGCTGCCGCCTGCCCGGCAGAGGCGTGATACGCATCAAGCGCCGCCTGCGCTTCTGCCCGCGTATCGAAAACTCTGGGCTTCAGTCCTACGAATCCCGGCCCGGAGATCTTCGCCTTGGCGATGTCTTCGTCCGTGGCCGGGCTTCCATCCTTGCGGACCAAATGGAGATGCGCCGGGATCTGCAGCGCTCCGCCGATATGCCACTTGCCGTTAGTGCCTTGTTCCGGCCTCAGCGAAGGAGTATCGGCAGCCGGTTCGAGCGCTTGCACGTCGGCGGAAGTCTTGATGTCCTGGCGCGTGAGAATCCGCTGGAAACCCGTTCCGCCATCCTTCATCGTGATGCGCTTCACGCCGCCCGCCTTTATCAGCCGCACCAGGGCATCGTTCAGTTCTTTGTAGGTGTGCGCTTCAGAGGTCGCGAAGAGTTCCGGCAGAGTGAACTCGCTGACCGGCCGCCGTCCGAGTATCTTTTTTACTTCGGCTTCAGCTGCTTCTGCTGGCTTCGCATTCGGTGGGTGTTCGGCAGATTTACTTTGCGGTTTTCTTTCCGGTTTCGGCTCCGGCCTCGCTTCCTCGGCCGTTTGCGTTGCCGTGTTTGCGACGGCGCGAACGCGCGTCTTGTCGAGCGGGAAACCGTCCCACACCTCCGCGCCGGGCTGGTAGCCGACGTCCACCTTTGTGCCGCCCTCGTCGCGGATGACAAAGCCGCGGCGCGCTTCGCCGTGGGCCGTGGTCCACTCGACCGGTTCGCCGGGCTGGAACCGGGGCAAGCGTTTGCCGGCCGCCTGTTCGTTCTTGCGGTGCTGGACGCGCGCGAGTTCTTCTTGGATGAGTTCCGGCGTGGTCGGCACGGTTTCGCCCAGATCGAGGAGCTTCAGCGCGCCGTGCGCGTCCCGGCCGAGGTTCTCGCCGCTGGTGTCCACAAACAGGCCCGTGTCGCGCGCGATCCGGGCGTAGTGCTCGTGGATCTGATCCTCGGTCAGATCGCTCGCAACCGGAAGCTTGCGCGCAATCTCCATCCCGACCGGCCCCACCGACTCGCGGTGCAGCGCCGGGTTGGCGTATTTTCCCAGTTGCCGTTCCACGGCCTTGAGCGCCGGGGTGTCGTCTTCGCCGCCCACAAACGGCCGGATCTTCAGAACGTTGCCGTGACCGATGTCCCAGACTTCCTGCTCGATCCCGCTTCCCAGGAACCGCGCATCCTGGCCATCGCCATAGGCGCGCGACAAGCGCTTCACCGCCGAGGCGATCAAGGCCACGTCGCGATCGGTGGGCTGTGAAAAGCCGGGCACTCTCTTCGCGAAGCGCTGGATGCTCCGGGCGATCCCGACCGGCGACACCGGACTGTTTTCCCTGTTGCCCTTTCCGGTTTCGTCCGTCTGTTGCGATTGAGTTGGTAGCGGGGCAGCGGCCTGATTGGGCTCGTCGACCATGGCGACGGGCAGCGTCTTACGCCCGGCCAGTTGCGCGGCCAGCAGGCGCCGGCTCCCCGCGCTGATGACGATGTGGCCGTCGTCGTCCCGCTGTCCGGCGAGCGGCGGCGGTTCGCTGCCGGCCCGCAGCATCTGGGCGTAGCGCTCGGCGTCCGCTACCTTGTCGGGCATTCCGCCGATGTCTTCCATCGGACGGATCTCGGAAACCGGCACTTCCCGGATCACCATCCCGGGACCGACGCCGCCTATTTTGTCGGCGGCGGTGGTGACCCCGATTTGCGGAAAATCGCTAGCGCCGCTTTCCGCTTTCGGCTCCGGCGTGCGATTAAGAGATTGAGCCGCTGCCGGCGCTTCGGACGGTTTGGCTTCCGCCTGGAGCTTCCCCAGCATGTCCAGAACGCTTAAGTCGTGATTGCCTTTTTTGTCCAGATACGCCGCATAGGCTTGCCGGAGCTTGTCAAACGACGGAACGGTGGCCGGATCGAGGTCCTGGTTCCGGACCAGGAGGTCATAGTCGCCCTGCCGGAATTGCTGCTTCCATTTCTCGCCTTCGGTCATGGCGGGAGTTTCGACCGGTTCTTCCGGCCGTCCGGTTTCCGGCATCCGGTCGTCCTGCTTGACGGGAACGCGCTTCTCGCCCAGGTCTTCGCGGTTGTTCTGCTTGTCCAGCCAGTTCGTCAGGTTCGGCAGATTCTTATCCGGCGCGAAAGCCAGATAGGTGCCATCGACCGTGGACGCGCCCAGACCGTACTCAGCGATGTGCAGCCGTTCGAGGCTGTTCACGCGGCCCATGTGAATCGGGAAGCCGCGCTTGTTCGCTTCCTTGAAAATCCTGATCCAGGCCATCTCCTCCGGAGAGCCCGCTTTGGCGTGGGTGCCAATCTTCCATTCGGTTGACCCACCGATGAAGAGGACATCCATCTTGTGCCAGGGAATCGAATCGGCCATATTCTCCAGGCCGTCCTGCGTGGCGAAGGCGACCGGCAGGCCGAGCGCATGAATCTTGTCGGCCCACTCGTCGAACAACTTGATGGTGCCTGCGGCATCGCCCAGCACGTCGGGAGCCACGACAAAACGGACCTTGTTGGCGAGTTCCGGACGCTCGGCCACGGCTTTGACCAGCGCCAGGAACTTATCGGGATCGAAGGGCGTGGACTTCGAGAAGACTCCGTTATCAATGGCGATGACGGGATAGTGCTCCGCATGGTGCAGGAAGTGCGTCACCAGCGGCGTCACCATCAGGCCGATGTCGCCGCGCTTTTCAGCCGCCGCCAGAACCTTTGGGTTGTGAACGCCGGTTAAATAAGCGACCGGCCATCTCCTCCCCGTGCGCGGATCGCGGGCAACTGCGGGCGCGACGTGATCCGGTATGGCTGCTTCTGCCTCTTTCGCAGCCTTGCGATCAGCGGTCCGCTGTTCGGGAGCCTTGCGCTCCGGCTTATCGCCTAGAACTTCTTTTTCGGTTTTCGCATCATCGGCACGGGCGGCGGAGCCTGCATCAGTTGCGTGTGCAGATTCCCCATCATTTTCGGCGGCCCTGCCGGCCTTGTCGGCTTCGGCGCTTTCGGGGCTCTCAGCGGTGGCGCCGCTTTCGGTGCCCGGCTTTTCCTGCCCTTGTCGCCCGGTAGTCCCGAGCCCATCCACGGAAACTGTGTTCCTGTTGTCATTGCTGCTTTCCTCTTTTCTTGCGTGTTGTGGCTTTGTCTGTTCTGACTCCGGTAAACCGAACGCCGCGGCAAACGCTTCCGGCTGCGTCGGCGGCTCGAAAAACTTGACTTGCGCGCCCTCGCGCGAGCTGTCCGCATCCCGCGCGTAGCCGCGAAAGGCCTTGGCCGCGGCGTTCTGCGATTTCTGCAGCGTCCTGGCGATCGCCAGCACTTCGGGCGAATAGCCTCTGCTCAGACCGTGGATATCGCGCTGGCTGGCCAGATCGTCCAGATTGGCTAGACCGTGCGCCTGGGCGTCGGCCAGCGCCGCCACCGCTTCGCGCGTGGGCTGAACCAGATCCCAGTCCGGCCGGTCTTCGACGCGCAGCAGATGCGGCGCGATGCGCTCCAGCTTGTTTCGCATCTCGGGCGGCGTTTCGCGCATTTCCGCGGATGAATTGTAGAGGCGGCCGACCAGCGCCTTAGCGATGCGGTCCTTGGCGGTGCCGGTCAGTTCGCCCTTGTCGTTGAGGTAGCCGTTGCGCTGGCCCAGCGTGATCACCCCATCGCTCACCAGGCCGTCCACGATCCGGGTGCCGTTCTCGCCCTTGAGTGATTCCGCGAGCGTCGCATCGGGGCCGACCTCTCCGAGGTTCGCCGCAATGTGGCCGACGGTTTTGGCCGAGATCCGGCGCCCGTCCGCGACCGCCTGTTCTTCGGGCGAAAGATTCGCGCTCGAACTCTTGTTGAAATCGGTGATGGCCTTCTGCGCCATCGCTTTGGTAGGCGTGCCGGTCAGCTCGCGCACCAGCACCGGATTCCGGAAGCGGTCCAGTTCGGCCGGGTCGATGCCATGGGTCAGCGCCTGCTCCTTGAGCCCGGCGCGGTAGGCGGCGGCCGCTTTCGCGTTGCCCGCATAGACGCGCTGGATCGACATGGTGCGGTTATTGCCGCCGAGCACGTTGCCGCGCTGGTCGATGATGGGCGCGCCCTGTTCGGCCGTCGGGGAAGCGGTCAGCGCCAGGCGCGGCTTGAAGTTGCCGGCGTGCTCGACGACGCGGCCGCGATTCTCCTTGGTCGAATAGTCCCGGTCGTTTTCGTAATCGTAGTGGCCGTTGCTTTGAAAGGTCTGCGGATCGTGCGAAGGCTGAATGTCTGAGCTTTCGCGCACCGCATAGCGGGCCGGGTAGGTGGTGCCTTCGTCCGGCACTTCTATGTCCACCGGCTTGCCGTAAGCGGGTGGAACGGCGGGCGCGCGTTCCGGCAGTTCCGTGTTCATCTCGGCGTCGGTCGGCCGGGGCGGCGGCGGAGGCTTTAATTCGGGCGCTTCGGCCTGGAGTTCGGCGAGCTTGCTTTTGACCGCCTCCAGCTGCTGTTTCGCGGTCGCCAGGTAGTTGCGCAGATCGGCGATTTTGCTTTTAGGCGCGTTGTATTCCCGCGCCTTTTTCAGATCCGTCTGCAGCTTGTCTACTTGCGCGTCCAGATTGTCCGCGATTTTCTGATGGCCCTGCCGGAATTCGTCGGCCGAAGCGGGCCGCAGCGTGCTCGTGGGCACCACGCGCTCGGAACCGTCGAACCCGGCGATGCGCGTATATTCGTTGCCTTGCAGTTTCGTGACTATGCCGGGCGTGCCGATCTCCGCCGGTACGTCGGGAAGCGGTTTGCCTTCGAAGTCCACACGCCCCAGCACGGCATCCTTCGCGTCGGCCATGACGCGATCGCCCACCTTCAGCGCATTCCCGCCTGCCGGTTGCGCGGCCTGATTGCTGTTTGTATCGGCGCTTGCCTCGGGCGCGCTTTCCGGAGGCGGCGTTGCGCTTTCCTGCTGCCGGACCTGAGCGGTCGAAGGATTCAATTCTTCGGCTGTCGGCGTCTGCGCCTGAGTGCGCTGGACGCCCTTGCTTTCAAGCCAGGTCTGTACATCCCGGCCGTTGCCGGTGAAAAGCGTCTTGCCGTCGGCGTCCAGCACCGTATAGCCAGGCCGTCCGGCGCGCGTGCCCGTAGTGGCCGCTACTTTCCAGCCTTGTGTGCCCGGCAGATCGATGCCATCGTCGGCCCCCAGAATGGTCTGCCCAGTTTGCTTGGCGTTTGCCGCCTTGACGTCTTCGTTGATCAGCTTCTCGGCGGTCGCGTTGTGCGCGTCGATGGCGTCAGCGAGCTTGCCCTCGGCGATCTTGTAGCCGCCGTACAGAATCGGCAGGGAGCCCGCCACTTCGCCGGTTTCCCGGGCGTCCTCGTCGTTCATGCCGGAGGCCTTGGCGCCCGCTTCCCCGAGTCCGCTCAAGCCCTTCGACATCGCGTACCAGGCGGCCGCGTCGACGGGAGCCGTCACGCCGAGGCCTGCGAATACAGGCGAAGCGGCTTGCATTCCACCTAGTAAGACTTTCCCCGCGCCGCGCAGCTTTTCCGCGCCATCCGGCTGGGCCATCTGTTCCACGCCGTGCCCGATTTGCGTAACGCCGGCCGTGGGTGAGTCCAGGATCGGAACCTGGGCGAGATCGCCGCCCACGGTGGACCGCTGTCCGGTGCGCGGGTTGATGAAGCCGCCCGGTTGCTGCAATTCCTGCGGAGTGTAGCCGCGCAGCTCATGCGGGATCTTGGCGAGCGCGTCCTGCTGCATCCGCTGACGGCCGATTTCCGTTACGCGGTCGATGACCTGTTGGGCGCTCAGAGTGGCGTCGTTAACCGCATCTTGCGGACTGGGCAGGCCAGCCAGCGCCGGATGGATGGGCGGAGTGGCCGGGGCTGCTGGGACTTGTGTAGCCGGAGATGCAGTTTCGGGTTCGGTTTTCGCGACGGCCCACGGGTCAGCTTCGGCTGACGCGGCGGCCGGCTCGGTCTTGACGACATCCCAGGGGTTGACCGCCGTCATTTACTGGCCGACCTGAACGGGTTTGCCTTGGGCGTCCAGCTTCCAGCGCTGACCGTTCGCGAAAGTCGTGATTTTGCCGGGTTGCAGCAGCTTGGCGGCGGCAGGCGGGAGACCGCCCGCTGCTTTCGGAGTAGTGGCAGCAGCCGCTGTCGGGGCGGTGGGCGCCGCGGCCTTCGGCGTGGCCCCCCCTCCGCCCAGACGGGCTTCGAGGTCCTGCTGGGCCTGCGCTTTCGAAGTGCCCCATGTCGCCGGCTTGCCGTTGGTGATGACGCTGTAGTGATCGCCGGCGTCGTACTTATTGTTGAGGGCGCTCCGCAAGGCATTACCCGTCGATGTGCGTGTGGTTCGCAGATCGTCGAGGATCGTGGCCGGATCAGGCGCAGTTCCGTCTTTGTCTTTTGCGACCTTGACCAGGGTCGAATTGCCCTTGTCATCCACCTTCACGGTGTAGGCACCACCCAGCTTCAAAGCCTGGTCGGTGCGGTCGAGCGTCTGCCGCAACTGCTGTTCCTGGGCCTCGAACTTGTGATACGTGTCGAGCGCCTTGTTGCCGGCCGTCATCTGCGCGTCCGGCGTGAGCGTCTTTTCCGCGCCGCCTTCGCCAGCGGCACGCCCGCCGCCCAGTTTTCCAAGACTGATGATTTTGGTGGGATTCCCGTGCGAGTCGGAAAACACGCGGTTGAACTCTCCTGTTTCCTTGTTCTCCACGTCTTTCCAAGTCTTCCCGTCGCCTGGCTGGCCCTCCGGAGGATTCAACCAATGCGCCAGCGCGCCGACACCCGCCAGGTGCTCCGGACTGAGTTTCGTTCCGTGCGGCAGACCGATGGCATCAGCCAGCTTGTCTGAAATGGAGACACGGTCCGCATCCTCCAGCCCTTTCTTCTGCGCGATGGTGCGGTCGAGCTGTTCCTGAATCGTCGGCGCCTCGAGCTGCACGCCCGCGACCGTGAAGGTGCGCGAAGGATCGGCCTTGCGGCGCGCCGGAGCGCTGGGCGCGGAGCTGGACGGTGTGTTCTGCGGACTGCTCGCGGCCGGGCTGCTTTGCGGAGCGTTGCTGGCCGGAGCGGGCGTGCCGTTCAGAACCGGCGCTTTCGAAAAGTCTCCGCTTGTCGCTTGGAACGCATTGGCGGCATCGGGCGAAGGCGAATAGGGAAGACTGGACGCGCCGCCGCCGGCCTGCTGGAGCGCGCCGGTGAGATCGTAATACGCGCCTTTCGGGCTGGCGTCGCTCGACCAAGGGCCAAGCGTTGACGCCGGGCCGGAGGGCGGAGTCGTACTCGCCGGAGGCGGAGCCTGCCTCGGTGCAGGCTGAGACGGTTGGGGTGCAGGCGGTTGGGAAGCAGGCGGCTGGGACGCAGTTGCGCCGTCTACCGTGCCGTCGGGGCCCACCGGCCGGGCTCCCTTCGCCAACTGCTCGCTCAACGCCGCCTGCTGCTGTGCGTCGAATTCCTGCTGGGCGAGTTTCTGCCGCTGCTGCTGCGCCTCCCGCTCCTGTTGCAGATACTGCTGCTGCAGCGCCGCTTGGCGCAGACTCTGCGCAACCTGGACTCCCTGACTCAACGCGTCGAAGAACGGCTGCATGTACTGGTTTGCTGGCATCTATTGATTTCCCGTCTGGTTTGCCGTCATCCCATGAGCGCGGCCAGCATCAGGGAGTCCATGAGCCCGGAGGCGGCGCCCGCCGCCTCGCTGCCCGGCTCCACATAGGTGCCGTTGCTTGAACTGTTGCCGCTGGTCGAGCCCATGCTGGTGCTGCCCGGAGCCGCGAAGCCGAAGGCCGTCGCCTGCGCGATGGCATTCTGCTGCTGCTGCAGCGCGTAGCTCTGCAGGCTGCTTTGCAGGTCGCCTACCGCGCTGGTCCGCCCCAGTTCAGTTTGCAGCGCGGCTGTTCCGCTTGCCCCCGAGTTTCCGAACCCTCTTTCGCCCAGGCTTTGCTGGAGACTGGTTCCCTCGCCCGCCGCTGTCTTGTTGATCGCGTCCGTTCCCGAGATGGCCATCGGAGTCGTGTCGATTCCGTTCGTCATCTCGTTCTGCAGGGCCGCTCCCGCCGACGACTGCAGCCCGGTCTGAATGGGGTTGAAGGTCGGCGTGGTCGTCCCCGATTGGGACTGGGAGTTCGTCGAATTGGATGATTGGGTTCCGGTCCGCGCGGCCGTTGTGTTCGAGAGCGCGCCCAGCAGGCCGCCGAGCCCTGTCATGACTGCCATGTAGAAAATCCTCTTTCGTGATTCCGGCCATGACGAGATCCGTCAGGCGGCCGGCGCATCGGGTAAAGCTCTTGAGCGTTCCCTCTTCGGGAATGCCCACGCGCCGCAGCAGAGCGCGTATCCGCCAGTTCGTCGCCAGCACCGGACAGCTCACGCGTTCGAAGCCCGCCGCGAAGATCTGTTCGAGGCAGAGTCTGATTGCGCGGTCCGTCGTCTGGCGTCCCGTGGCCCACTTGGCAAAGAAGCAGTGGCCGATGCCCGAGATCTCGTTGACCGGCTCGAAACTCAGCCAGCCGCACAGAATGCCTGCGCGCCGCACGCCCCACGTTTTGCCGCCGTTCAAGTCAATCCGGGAAGCGTGTTGAATCAGTGCATCGGTTGAGCGCAAGGCGAAGTCATCCGCCAGTTGCGGCAGGACGGGCAGCACCCATTCCCACGCGACTGGCAGCGCGTAGGCGGGGAACGGCGTCACTAGCTCGATCGCCGGCGTGCGCAGGGCATGCGGCAACCGGGCGGAGACGATGGAGGACATGGCTACCCCTGAAGTCGCAGCCGTTGGGCGTCCTGTTGAGGACGCGCGCCGCTGGAATGAGGGAATTGTCTGGACGCGACGCTTCGGATCGGTTACCGTTTCTGTATATGGCTGCCGCCACCACCACCAAAAAATCGCAATCGAAGAAGAATCCGAAAACCGCCGCCCAGACCGGCCCGGCGAAAAGAGCTGTCGCGGCGAAGGGCGCCCTGTCGAAGGCGAAGAAGACCGTCGCCAAGGCGACAAAGCCCGCCGCCGCACGCGCCAAAACCACTACCGCCAAAACCGCTACCGCCGCCAGCGCCGGTAAGAAGGCAGCGACCGGAGCGGCCGCGGCCGCGAGCTAAAGCGAGAGCCTGAATGCGGGGAGATCCTGCCGCCGCGCCTTATTGCGGGATGCCGAGCATGGTGGGAGCCGCCGAGTACGCTACCACCAGGATGTCGGTGGGCTGCAGCGTGACACTCAAATTCGGACCTGCGAAACTGGCGCTTCCCGTTCCGTTGCGGTTCACTTGCAGTCCGCTCACGGTGCCGCCCGCCACGATCACCTCGACCGCATAGGGTTTGGTGTTCGTCCAGGCGTAGGGGCTGCCCGTCGGGGTGATCGCGAAGGAATTCGGGTAACCGCTGGCGCCGGGAAGTTGTGAGTCGGCAAACTTTACCAGTCCGCCGCTGGTCGTCGCGTACAGCGTGCCGCAGCAACTGGCGTAGCTGCCAAACACAAAGCTCAGACCGGCGTTATTGTTGGCCGTGATCGCCGTGGCTCCGGAAGGCGTCGCGAGCGCGGTTCCATAAAAATTGTTCAGGTATCCGCCCGCGCTGTCGCCGGCATAATTCAGGACGACATCGCTGTATCCGCTCGGCGCGGCGATGAAGCCGCCGTAAAACATGTTGTCGTCGCTCTGGCCATTGATCACCACTGCATTAAAAGTCGAAGAGGTCAGATTGCAGCCAACGAAGGTATTGATCGTGCCGCCGCTGATGAGGAGGCCGACCCCCTGCATGTTGAGCGTTTTCACGTTCTCGAACAGATTTCCAGAGGGCGGCGCCGATGCCGGATCGCTTGTGTCATAGACCATGTCGATGCCGGCACCGCCGGCGGCCGTGTCGATGAGGGTCAGATCGCTGAAGGTCGCGCCCTCCGGGTTATTCGTCAGCGCCAGGATGATCGAAGCCTGATAGTTCGCGTTCAGGGTGAAATTTTGGATCAGGTTACTCCAGTGCAGCGCCGGCGTAATCATGGGTGAGGCGCAGTTGGAAATCAGGGTGCTCGCATAGACCTCGCCGGCAATGGGGTTGGTGGCGAACCGGCCGCCGCCTGAACTGCCTAAAAGGGAAACGCCCTGCGGCAGACTCAAGTTGCAAACCGCATACGTGCCGCGCGGAAAATAGACGGTTTGTCCACCTTCGATGGAGGCCGCCGTGATCGCATTGCCGATGGCGGTGGAGGAATCGGTAGTCCCGGTTGGATCCGCACCGAAATCCAGGACACTGAGCCAATCGCCTTCCTTGGCGGCCTCGGTCCGCGCCACCGAGCCCGTGGGATAACCCGTGACCCGGTAGCCGATCTGGCTGGCGCCGCTCGGACCCGCGAGCGAGGCGGCCTCCGTGGCCACCGCCGCGGCGGCTGCGGCACTGGCTTCCGCCGTGCTCATCTCATACCAGGCGCTGGCTGCGGTGCAGCCATACAGGTGCAGCACGGTTCCGGTCAGGAGAAATAATTGTCCGCTGGTGCAGCTGCCCGGCAGGGTTGAGCCCACCGTCATGAGGGAAGCAACCGCAGCGGCGGCCTCGGCCGTACTCATCTGGTACCAAGCGTTGGCTGAGTTACAGCCGTAGAAGTGCAGCACCGTGCCGGTCATCAGAAACGTCTGCCCGCTCGTGCAGCTCCCCGGAAGTGCCGTGCCGACCGTCATCGGCTTCGTCATCGGGAAGGCCGAGAAATCGGGGTTATGCGACTGGGTGGCGAGATTGGTTGTGGTGCGGGTCTGGCCCCAAAGCGTGGATCCGAAGAGCGCGGCACAGCAGAAGAGCGCCAAGACGGCTTGGCGCGTGTTTTCCAGGAAGAGGACTTGCCGAATCGTAGGCATGGCTACCCCTGCAGTCGCTTGCCGGCGAGGCAGTGTTGACGGCTTAGAAAATTCCGCTGAAGTCCGCGTTTTCCACCCGTACAATCGCGTCTTGGATGAAAAGGTAAAAATTGCTGGAGACCGCGCTGAACGAGCCGCCCACGTTAATTCCGAGGCCAGTTGAAATATCGCGGCTGGACACCACGGCGCTTGAGCTGAAGGGCAGCAGCGCATGGATATCGGCGAGCGAACTGGTATTCAAGTAATCTATTGGTCCGTAAGCCGTGTACGAGGCGGCATACGGATTGGTCGCGGTCGCGTAGGAAATTTTGATCAGGAAGTCGAAGGAAACTTCCTCGCTGCTGTTATTGGCAATCGTCACGCCAGTCGGGTCGGTGTAAGTGGTCGTTCCCGTGTTGTCGGTCAGCGCGAGGGAGGCATGGAAGGTGCCGCTCGCCCCCGACGTGTTACTCACCAGCATGAGGCCGCGCACCTGCACGGTGGCGCCTTGTCCCTGGTTGTTGTAAGCGGCGCCGATTTGCGTGGTCGAGACGGTCTGCTGCCAGCCGGAGGGATAGACCGGGACATTCACGGTCACCCCGCTCGCGGTCGCGCTATAGCCGATCTGCGAAGCCACCAGCGGGTTGTAGGCAATCGACCGGCCGCCGGGTGAATTAAACCGGATGCCCGCCACCGTGGTCCCGAACACGCCGCACACGTTCGGTGAAAGCTGAGACGCATAATAAGCGAGCGGCGATGCGCCATTGTTCGATGCCAACCCGTCGATGTACAACCGGCCCGGGTAGAAACCGGGCGAGCAGATGCCCGCCGTGCCGTCGATCATATAGCCGACCGGGCCCGAAATGGCCGTGCCGGAAGCATGCGCTTGCGCCACCGATCCCGCGACGCTCCGGTTCAAGGTCAGGCTGTAACCGCCGCTGATCGTCGAAACCGAACCAATCGAGAAAATCTCGGTGCCAATCTGGACGAAGCCGCCGGCGAGCGGCGTGCTGCTGCCGGTGCCCGCAGTTGTCGTGACGGTCACCGAATAGCCGGTGGACGCGATGCTCGCCGAGGTCAGCCAGTTGTTCATGTACAGCGGCACGGCGGTGATCGACGCCATGTGAAAGGTCTTGTTGCCCGGGTCGATCAAGCCCCCCAACAGCCAGTAAATGGGCGTGTAACTGACGGCAGTGATGTTGTAGAACACGTTGCCGTCTTCGTAGCCGAGGATCACGCCGTAGCCGCCGCCCGAAAAGTCGGTGGCAATCGTGTGCCGGAAGGTGTTGCTCGAGACATCCAGGCCGCTGGCCGTGGTGCCCGAACAGGCCGAGCCGCCGGTATCGGGGCAGCCAATCGCGATCAGGCTGGCGCCGGGCGCATTCACCATCTCGGCTTCCGCTCCCCATTGATCGAAGACGTTATTCTGCATCCCGGAATAACCGGAGGGTCCGCTGGCCAGCGCCGATATCCACCAGCCCGCGTTCCAGATGTTGGTGCCGGCCAGATTGTTTAACGCCATCACATCGGTCACCCGTGAATTGGCCAGGCTGCTGGTCGAAATGCAGGTCTGCGCCAGGTAGCGGCAATCGACGGAAAATCCCTGCAAAGTGATATTACGGATCGGTCCCTGCACGGTGAGCACCGGCGTGGTTCCGAGCGGCGATCCGGTGTAGACAATGCCGCTGCCGGCCGACGGATAGAAATAAGTGGCGTAGCCGCTGCCGATCGTGACGCTGCCGCCGGCTTTGTAGGCCTGCGTGCCGCCGCTGCCCACAATCGAGAAGCCCTGCTGGGTGCTCCAGGCGCTCTGGCTGCCGTTGCCGATCGTCAGCGCGGAATGCGTCAGGCACAGGCCGCTGATCGTCGTGCCGTTATTCGTGACCGGCGGCAGAATCAGTTTCGGAATGCCGGAGGTCAGCGCGCCGAGCGCGTTGAAGGCCGACTGGAGCGCGGCGGAATCGTCGGTTCCGGTCACCGCCCCGGTCGAGATGGTGAGCACGCCATTGCAGACCGCGCCGTAACTGTTGACGGGCACCCCGAGGCTGGTCTCGTAGGCGCTGAGCGAAGCGCTCACATCCGCCGCTCCCAGTTCGTACCAAACATTGGACGAATTGCAGCCATAGAATCTCGGCACGCTGCCGGTGAGCAGAAACATCGTCCCGCCGGTGCAACTGCCCGGCAGGGTGGCGCCCACTGTCATGAGCGAAGCGACCGCTGCGGTCGCCTCCGCCGTGCTCATCTGGTACCAGGCGCTCGAAGAGTTGCACCCATACAGGTGCAGCACGCTGCCGCTGAGCAGAAACATCTGTCCACTCACGCAACTGCCCGGCAGGGTCGAGCCCACCGTCATCGGCTTGGTGACGGACAGGGCCGAAAAGTCGGCGTTATGCGACTGCGTGCCGACGTTGATTGTGGTTCGGGTGCCGCCCTGGCCGAAGAGCGCGGCGGCGCAGCAGAGATGGACGAGGAGGAAGAGGATTTGCCGGATGCGAGGCATTGCTCCCCTGGAGTCGCCGCGCGGTGAGTCGGTGTTGACGCCCGCTATCGAGCCGTCAGGCGCACTGGTAGCTGCCCGCGAAGCTGAGGTACTGGGCTCCGGCGGCGTAGTTGGCATTTCCTTGCGGGACCAGCAGGATCTGAGCGGTCGAAGGCCAGCCGGTGTTGAGCGGTGTCGCCGAGGATTCGTTCCAGGCCGCAAACTGATTGCCCGCGCCTACCGCCGGCACCGGCACAGTGAAATAGATCCCGTTTGATAGCGTGCCGCCCAGCGTCAGGCCGACCGTACACATGATGTTGATGGTTGGGCCGGAGCGCAGGTAGCGGGCCTGGACGACGGTCAGGGCCGAAACCGTCATCGAGCCCGACGCCGTGACCGTGGGCGTGAAGTTATTCCAGAGGCCCGAAGCGTTGCTGGCGCTCGAACTCGCCGAACCTGTCGTACTCCCGCTGCTGCTGGAGCCCGTTTCGAGAGAAGTCAGCGCGGAGGCAATGCGCCGCAGCCGGTCGTTGAGCTGGGACAGCGAGAGCGAGGAGATTTCGAGCGATCCGATGGAATCCGAGCTAGCGGGCACGCTTACTCCGCATCAGGCGTCTCCGCCTGGCTTCCCAGGATAAAGTCGCGCCAGGCCCAGTCGCCTTCGCCCGCCAGGCCGATTTCGCGCATCCAGCCGCGCACACCATAAACCCGCGCCGTCGTGCTGTTCGGCACCACGTCCACCCGCCACAGGCGGCCGCGCAGGTTCGGCGGCAGCGTGAATTCCTGTATGGCCCGTTGCCCTGAGTTCGACCCCGCGAATTGAAAGCGCTGCGTCAGCGTGCCGCCCGGCAGATCGCTGTACACCGTGAGGTTCACCTGTTCGACCGCGTCGATCTCCATCTTTTTGCACAGGCAGATGCGTTCGGAGTGGAAATCCAGAACTTCAGTGCCGCGGATCGCCGCATCGCGTTCTTCAAGCGAGTAATAGATATAGAGACCGTGGACGGCGGGCGCAAGGCCGGTGGCCGCACAAGCGATTTCGAGGCGCACGCTGATATGCGGCCAGCTGGAATCGCCCGTCGTGCCATCTGTATCGTCCTCGTCCGGAGCGAGCGCCAGACGGAACTTCTGCCGGTTGGTGCCCGTGAATGTCTGCCGGTAGGGCCACGGGACGCTGGCGCGATTGCTCTCGCTGTTGCCCGAGTTGTCGAAGAAGCAGTAGACCGTGGCCGTGGCACCGTTCAGTTCCAGGTCGAGCACGACTTCCTGATAGCTCTTGGGTGTGTCGCCCAGTCCCTGATCGAGAAAGCCCGTCTGCCAGACCAGTAGCTGCCCGGACTGCGCCCGCGCGCTCGATTCGAGCAGGTTGCCCGCCTCGTCGCCGGCATACCACTGATACTGGCTGCCGTAGGCGAGAACAGCCGTGACTGGCAATTGCAGATTCGAAGCGAACCCCGCGATGCGCAGCGGATCGGAACCCCAGGTCGCCTGCGGCGTGCTCGCCCCATGCGCGCCGGAGTTCAGCAGAAACTGCGAGGTGATACCGCCGGCACCGCCGCCGCCGCAGTTGCCGATAAAGGCCGTGCCGTTCAAATAGGCCACGATGCAGCGTCCCAGAAGCGGGTAGAACTGATCCTGTGCGATGTCGGAAGCGCCAAACTGAACCCACTGCTGACCGAGAAAGATGGGCGCAATCGGGGCCGACTGCAGCGTCATCGTCGAACTCAGATCGAAGGAATAGAGCCCGTCTTCCGACAGCACCAGATCGAACGAGCCGCAGTTGGCGACGGCGGTTTTCGCGCTGGCGCCGCAAGTGGCACCCGTTTGTCCGAGCGTGCCGGTGAAGGCATCGCCGTCGAGCCGCCAGACGGTGCGCTCTTTGTAGATCACGGCCGAGCGCGAGTGCAGCGTGACGGTCTGCACCTTTTCATCCGGGTCGCCCACGTTCACCCAGTTGCCCTCGGCCACGTCATCCTGGGAGCCGGGGAACAGCGGGACACCTTCCTGCGACCAGTAAAGTTTGCCGTTTTTCCAAGCCAGCAGCGTGTTGAAGTAGACACCCGTGAGCCCCATGTTGTCGGTGGCGAGGCCGGTCGGCGGCGGATCGTTGGTGGTGGGCATGATAATGCCCAGTTCGGTGAGCGCCAGATCGGTTTGCGTGTCCTGGTAAGTCGTGGTCGTGTTGTCTTCGATTTCGGTGACCTGGTAGGCCGCGCCCAGCTGGCCGCCGGTGCGGTAGAGCCGGCGCTTGACGGTATCGGGATCCGGGCTGATCGGGATCGCCGTCAGCAGGACCGTCCCATCGGTCGGCGTCACGGGCTGGCTGGCCGGGCCCGGATTGGTTTCGAGGCCGGCCGAATTCACGAAAGTCGCGTAGTAATAGTAGGTCCCGATCATCGCGGTCGCGTCCGTGAGGTCGTAGCCGGCCGTCACCGCCGGTGCCGCCGTGGGGGGATTGTTGGCGCCGCTCATGGACGTGGTCGGCATGATGACGCCCACCGCCGTGATGGCCGCATCGCTCTGAGTATCGATCCAGGGACTTCCGGGGAGGGGAAGCGGGTAGGCGGCGTCGAACTTGTGAACCAGATACGCATGGGCCAGCGAACCGCCCGACCGGTAGAGCCGGATTTCGTTGACGATACCGTCCGGCTGACCCGCCACCGGCGTCCCGTAGATGGGCTGGGGCAGGCCGACGATCGAGACCGCGCCCGCCACCGCCGTCACCGTGGCGCCGGGTCCGGGGGCCGATTCGACATTGGGGTACGGGTAGATGTCAGGGAAAATCAGGCCGTCATAGGTGAAATACGTGCAGTAGTACGTATACGTGCCCGTCAGCGCGCCGTAACCGGACGTGTCGGCCGCGGCCGTGATCGCGGTCGCGGGAACCGCCGGCAGCCAGGACGTGACGGCCCACCCGGGCCAGGTACCTTCGCCAGCGGCAGTAAGGAGAAGCAGCGGATTCAGCTTGATCTGCTGCAGGCTGTCGAACACCCAGATGAAACCGTTCCAGAGCGTGATACTCAGCGGGTTGCCGCTGAAGCCGCTGGCGAGGGCCGTGGGCCCGGCCAGGAGGCCGCCGTTGGGCCAATAGAAAAACAGTTGCGTCCCGGCCCCGAGCAGCCACGCGCCAAGCGCGCCGAACGTCACTTGCTGCAATCCACTAATACCCGGCTGGGTCACCGAATAATCGGTCAGCTTCACAATCGTGTGCACCGGGTAGCCCACGTTGCAGACCACGCTCAGCGTGTCGCCGCCGCGCAGCACCCCCGCCTGGTCCACGCGCCAGTTGCGGAAATCAATCGCATCGGATGAGGAGATCTTGTCCGAGGGCGGCAGCAGGTTCAGGCTGCCGGCGAAGACGCGCTCTTGTTCGATCTTCATTTACTGGCCGCCCCACAGCGTCTGAAACGCTTGTTCGAGCAGCGCTACCATCTGAGCCGCGGCGGCCGCTACCTCCGGCATGGCGTTCGGCGATTCTTTGCCGCGCGCCCGCTGCAACGCGAAATACAGGAAGTAATCGGAAACCACGGAAGGAATCGGCGCGCTGGTCTGGGTCGCGGTGATATCGGGCGGCGTGATCTGGTCGATGAGTTCGAGCGTGTTGACTGCGCCCGGTTGCGGGTAGAGCGTTAGCGTGCCCAGCGATCCGGCATCGAGCGCATAGCGCGACGGCAATTCCCCGGCGGCGCACACCGCTCCGGCCCAGCCGGAGTCGAGCGCCTGCAGCTCGGCCACGCTGGCCGGCCGCACCTGGCTGGCGTTGACCGCGGCGAAAATCGTGCGCAGCCAGTCGGCCGGCAAAGCGTAGGCGCTCACGGCCGCCTCCGTCGCCAGCGTTTCCAGGGCGACGAACAAGCCCAGTTCCGCCAGGCGGCTTTGCGCTTCGTCAAACCAACCGTAGACTTCGCTTTGCGAACACCAGTCGAGGTCCGTCCAACTGGCCGCGCCCAGGCGTTCGAGGAGCACGTTCGCGGTGGCCGACAAATCAAAGCTCATGCTTCCGTCCTCTCCCGGTTCCGGCCGCGTTTTCTGGTATGCTTTGAAAGTTCGCCTCTGGCCGCCCACCTCTGGCCGGAGCGGATGGGCCCTCCATTTTGTACAAACTGCGCCCCGCTTGTTCCTTCGCTCTGCGCCGGTAGTCGGAATGCGTCCGGCAATATTCGAAGAAACGGCGAAACCGATTTCCCGGTGATTTAGACAGCTGCCAGATTGTCCAGATCATCTGAAGCTGGGCCGCCAGTTGCGCTACATTCATCGTTTCGTCCTCGCCAGTTCGAACGGAATGCTTTCGGCCCGGGTATCCGGCGTGCGGTGCTTCACCAGTTCCGCCACGGTCTGCGCCTCGTCCATGAATTCGTTGAAATAGGTCTGAAACTTGGCGAACTCCTGGCCGCCTTCCGGCTGGCGTAGCGCCCAGGACGCATAGTTCACGAGCGCAAAGTGGGAGGCCGTGCGAATCTCCGGAACGTCCGTGGGTTCCGCCATCGGCACGGGGCTCCGGGCGTAGGCGAAAGTGAGCGTGTCCGCGGCCGCCGGCTGCGGATAGACCCCCAGAAAATCGAGCCCCCGCACCACGTACCTGGTTGGCAATCCGGGTGTCGCCATCCAGTTGGAATCGAGCGCCTGCAGTTGCGCGATGGTGGCCGGGCGCAGCTGGCCGCCGGCCGAATTGTAAATGCGCCGCGGCAGCAGGAAATTGGCGTTGGTGAGCAGGCAGTTGTAGCAGAGCGTGGCGGCGGCCAGCGGAAACGTGACCGTCGTTTCGAGGCTCAGCGTCAGGAGGCAGAAGAGACGCTGCCCTTCGTTGAGAGCATCGAGGACGCTGTTCTGATAGTAGGTCCCTACCGGGTCCCCCAGGCGTGTCAGCACCTGCGTCTGCATCTCAGCCACAGTCACTCTTTCCCGCCTTCGAGTTGGAGATTGCTTTCAGCAATCACGGAAGCATCCTCCCAGCTGGCGCAGCACACGCAGTACTCGGTGGCGTGTGTAGCGCCCCGCCATGCGCGGCGCCGGATAGGGCTTGCTGCTCGACTCCACATGCACCATGCCCGCGAAATGCTTGTCGAACGTCCCGTTGAACGAAATCGCCTGGTCGAGTTTCCCGGCGTCGGCCGCCAGATCCGCCTTGCAGCCGGCGATCAGAATGTGCGGCGAAACGAACGGGAGCGGGCCATCGGTGGTCGACACGCCGTCGAACCCTTCGGCTACCTGTTCGTAGACCAGCGGATAGCCTTGCGCGCGCCAGGGCAGCGGCCACAGCATGATCTGCTTCACGATGGCCCCGGTCTGCGCGTTCACGCCGTCCGGCTGCGGCACATAGCGGGTCGAAGGGCCGCCCCAGGTGATGGGCGCTCCCTCGAGTTGCGCAAACTCGATCTCATCCATCGGCGGAATCTCGCGCAGCAGTTCGGGGCTCGTGATGGTGCTCAGATGGCGGCAGTTGTCGGGTAGCTGGTAGACCACCTGGCCGAGCCAGTAGCCGAGCGTGGCATTCGTCGCGCCTTCAAACGGCCGGTCGAGCGTCAGCGCCGTGTTGCTCAGGATGGTGACGTTGTAGGGCAGCCCGAAGCAGGTGAGCAGTTGCAGCCCGTTCATGGCCGAGACCCAGTTGGTGCCGGTGCCGGTCACGGCAGTCGATCCCTGCGTGACGCTGATCGTGCCGGTGTTGTAGGCGGCCAGCGTCTGCAGCATCCCGTTGACTTCCAGGCCATGCCAGTCCATCAGCGAGAGGATCAGCGCATAGCGCGAGTTGATCTTCTCGTCAATGGTGTCGAGCGAGACGCCGGGCCCGGCGAACTGCTGCAACAGAAGTCTGATTTGTCCCCAGGAGTAGGTCATTCGGCTCTCCGGTCAGTAGCGATACCAGCACTCGATGAGGTCTCCGCTTTGCGGGACCGATCCACTCAGGAATGTGATGAGAGACCCGGTAAGCGTGTAATCGGAGCCCAGCGCCTGAATGCTGCCGTTCTTGACCAGTTGCAGTGAATTGCCGACCGGCGGATGGTTGAGCGTGAACGCGAGGTTGGTGCCGTTGATCGCGCCCTGCGGCACTTCGTCATCCGAGTAGCTGTAGGCCGCGCCGCTGCCCGCATAGCGGTAGAAGGCGAGCAGCGTATCGCCCGGCGACGGCAGCGCGCCGTTGATGAAGGTGATCGTGTTCCCGACCAATTCGTAATCGTCGCCCGCCTGGAGAATGTCGCCATTCTTGGCCAATTGCAGGCTCAGCTGCGGGAACGGCGGCTGGGCAACGCGGAAGGTAACATTGCTTCCGTCGATCGTTCCGGCCGGCACTTCGCCATCCGAGTAGTTGAGGGTGCTGGTATTCGCCGGCGTGCCCGGGCTCACGATCAACGAGAAGCCCATGGGCCAGCTGCCGCCCGCTTTCGGTCCATAGATCAGGTAGGCCATGGCGTCGATGTAGAAATCGCCATCGGTGCCAAGGCTGGAAGCCGGTGCGCCCACCCCGTGCCAGAGTGTGTTGACTGAGTGCGGCTTCACCGGGATCTGGGTTGTCTGCGCCCAAAGGCGCGCGGGGACCGCGATGAGCGTGCCGAGAAGCAGCGGTAGGAACCAGGAGAGGCGGCACGCCCAGATGTGTGGGCGGCCGCCGCAACCGCGAAGAGAAAGAGGACTGTGAGGAGTGTGCCGCACCTACCCGTGGTAGTCGCGCGGCCGCGCAGCCGGATTCACCCCGCTTGGCTCTGGGCGCGGTGCGCGCCGGAACGCGCGGCAAGGTTACCGGTTCAGGCCGAGGACCAGAAAGTTGAAGTATTCCAGGCTCGCGTTTATTTGCGTCGTGGAGTTCGTCACAACGATCGCCTCGGGAGCCAGCGCGGCGGTGGGCGGGGTTGCCGCGTCCGTACAGGTCGAGCAGATCGTGAGCAGCGAAGAACCACCTACCCAGAACGAGACGGAGCCAGCCGTGCTGGATGCAAGGGAAAACTTGAAGTAGCTGGTGGTCACCGTTACGCCGGTATTGAAGCAGGTCTCCGTGCTCGACGAGTCCACGCAGGCCGCCCAGGTGGTGGCTGAGGAAGAGAGCGACCCGCAGCCCGACACGGTGTCGTAGCAGAAGTAGATCCCGTTGGTCGGAACCGCCGAGGTGCTGCCGCCATTGGCGAATCCAACGCGATACCTGACGTTCGTTGTGGCGGAGATCGCGGTATTCCAGGTGGATATCCACCCGGCATTCGCTCCAATCGGACCAAGGCTGCTGGCGCCAGAGTTGGCGTTGCCCAGATACAAGCTCCCGCCCTCTCCAGATACCGCTGCGGTCTGCAGATTTACATATCCAGGACGCCCCCAGGAATTTCCGCTGCCTGCATTGACCGCTGGAGCTGCGCCGATGCTTGACGTCGCCCAGCCTAGCGCTCCTATAGCGCCGCTGGTGGTGTTTCCGCCAACGAACTCCTCCACCAGGCAGGCGGCGGTGGGTTGAAAGCACGCGGACAAGCCGTAGTTACCCTTGCTGTCGACCACTACGTTTTGGTATTGATAACTGACGGGCAACACCACACTGGCGTACTGCCGCATGTTGAACACGTTCGCTTTCGCTGCGGTTCGCACCGTGATCGTCTCGCCGTAAGACTGCTGGCCAAGGGTGTCCCAGGTGCTGTTGGTGAGGGTATCGACGCTGCTTACGTTATTGGTGGAGTTTGATCCCTCCGATATCAATCCGGTGATCGTCGCGGCGTTCAGCGTGAGGCCGGTATCGCCATAAATGGCGTAGGTTCCGGTTGTTGGGTCCCAAGTAAGATTCGATATCGAGACGTTACTGATGGATGTCTGGCTATTGAGCACAAAATGCACACCAATCGGACTCTGCTCAATCCTCACGTCCTGGATGTCCAGATGGTCGTTGGGGCCTCCCTCGCTAGAGTTGCCGCTCAGAATATGAAACCCCTCAGAGCCCGCATAAGTTGACGCATCGCAATAGATGTTTTTAAAGAAGTGCGACCCGGTACCACCCCCCAGCTCATCCCCTATGCAGTAGGTTGCATAAGTGTTTGTTCCGCTAAAGCCAAAGGTCATGTCGGTCATATTGATCGAGAGGTTGGAAGATCCAGAGCCGCAAGTGTTATTGCAAACTGCCAAATCGTCGTAGCCACTCGTATAAAAACCATACTGTGCGCCGCCACCCCGGTTCACTATATTCGAGTAGGCATAGGAAGAGGTTTCCTGCGAAATCGAATACAGGATAGCTTGAGTGGCGTATCCGTCCACCCCTGTACTGAGAAGCAAAGATGCTCCACCACTGCCGGAGTTATTCCTGGCGAGCACCATGACGGCGTTAGGAGGGTAGGCAGGGCCAGTTTCCCATCGCACGCCTTCGGTCTGAAAAGAAGACACCCCGATTCCGTTATAGGCGGCTACCACAGTTCCTGGGTTAGTGGCCGGATTGTAATAAATCGAGCAGATATTCTGCCCCCTTGGATCACCACCCCTGACCATTGTGTAGCTCGGAAGATAAACAACTCCGCGAACCAGGTACTCTGTATTCGGCCCGTTGCAGGGAACATCAATCTCCGATCCAGAGTTCGAGTTAGCCCACGAGAATGCCGCATTGATCGCCGTCGTGTTATCTGTCGAGCCATCCTGCACCGCGCCGAAGTCCGCGATCGAGCGACGCTGCTGAGCATAAGCGGTCAGCGTGCTTGCATACGTGCTCCCCGACTGTGTAAAGGGAAGGTTCGCGGCACCGCCGGTGCCGAACTTATAGACGAACGAAACGACGGGCGTGCCCGAGATGGTTCCGGTAACGACCGCCTCGACGGAGAGGATGTCGCTCACGTTCGCCTGAAAACTGTGCGTAAAGTCGGTGGCGCAGGTGGCCGAGCCGCTGATGGTCGCCGTCACGCTTTGCGCCGTCGCGCCGTCCAGAAAGGTAAACGTGACCGAATTGCCGCTGCCCGGGGCGGCACTCAGGCAGACCGAAAAGTTAGACACGCTGCCCGCGCTTGCTCCCGCCGGGGACGTGGCCGCCGTGGCCACGGTCGTGCGCGTGGTCGAGCCGATCTGATTGCCGGAGGCCGGGAAGTAAGTGGTATTCGCGGATGAAAGCGCCAGCGCCTGCCCGTAGTAGTTGAGCACGCCGTTGCCCAGTCCCGTCGGCGCGTAGCCGGAATCGACCATCTTCCCGTTTGCGTAGGCGAGCAGATCGCCCGAGTTGGCTGAACCGAGGAAGGGAAGCTGGACGGTGCCCGATCCCGACGTTCCGTATGCCACGCTGCTGTAGAGCGTCACCGAGGCGAGCGAACCGGCGCTGACGGAACTGCCCAGCACGCCGTAAATCGCTGTGCTAGAGCTGATGCCCGCGGCCGAGGCCGTGCCCGCGTCCCGGCACTCATTGGGATTGCTCGTCCCTTGAATGACCAGGTCACCGGCCGCCGTCGCATTCTCAAACAGGCAGTTGAGCGTGCCCGCATTGGCAACCGGCACGCTCGCGCCCGAGGAAACCGCGGACTGCGCGATGCCGCTAAAGGCCGCGCCCGCGGTCAGTGGAACGGCTTGCCCGGAGGACGTCAGCATCCAGAGCGTTCCGGCCGGCAGATTCGCGCCGGCCGTGTAGGTCTGCGCGCTGGCCGTGAGCGTCAGCAGCAGCAAAGAGAAGGCCGTGAAGAGTTTGCGCATTTGAACTAGTCGAGATCGACAGAGACCGAATAGGTATAGCTCGACCCGTCCCCCGCCTGCACCTGGATATCCCAGTAAGTCGGCAGAATGCGTGCGACCGTGAGCTGCACGTTGCCTGCCGCCGCTTGCGGATAGGGGCCGAGTTCGTAGACGAAGACGCCGGTGCCGGTGATGGCCGCGGGCGCGGTCAGCAGCGTCGCCGGATCGCCCATCGCTTCCCCGTTAGTCGCGGTCACGCCATTCCAGGAGTAACCGCGCACCACGAGCGTGAGGCCGCCGGTGCCGGAAGCCCCTTGCACGTCGAGGTAAGCCCGCAGATAGCGGTGCTGGGTGTTGCGCACCAGCGGACACGAGACCGTGGCCGTGCGTGCCGCGTTGCTCAGGACAATTCGCCGGCTCATGGTTTCGGTTGACCTCTAGCTCAAGACCACCGCGCCGTTGCCCGGATTGACGACAATGCCCGCGCCCAGGCAATTCACATAGACGGTCTGCACGCCCGAGCCGGTGTTGCCGATCACCAACTGCAGATTGAGCTGCGGCGTGGCCGATTCGGGATCGTTGTAGGTCGCCGAACGGATAATCTGCGTGCCCGAGGGCGTAATCGCCGGAGCGGAGCCCAGGCTGGTTCCCTGGTCAGCCGAGGCGAAGGCCAGGCCGCTCGGAAGAAACAGCAGGTTGTGGGACGTCTGGGTCGTGGTGCCCGTCATGGTCACCTGATCGGAGGCCAGCAGCCGGAACAACTTCACCGCCGTACCGGCCTGGAACAGGACCGCGTTATCGTTTTGGACCGATTGCGTACCCGCCATGCACAGCGCGAGCAGATTCTGCAGGACCGAAGCGGACTGCGGCGTGGAAGAGGTCAAAGCCAGGCGCGAGTTGAAGGCTCCCAGGATCGGTTCGCCGGTGTTCGGCAGCGCGGCGATCTGGGTGGCCAGGTTCGCGGTGGTCGGCGTGGTCCCTTGCGCGCCCACGGCCGCAATCGAAGTGAAGCCGGCATACAGCGCCAGCAGTTGCGAGTCGATTTGCGCGGCCGCTTTCACCGCCAGCCGCAACGCCAGGTCGTAGGCGAGCGCCGGGTTCTTGTTCACCACATCGACGGCGACCGCTTCCTTGACGTTGATCGACTGATCGAACCAGCTGGTCGTGGCCGCCGAAGCCACGTTATTCACCGTGAATGTTCCGCCCGCCACAATCCCGGCTTGCACGGTGCGGTAGCAGTTGGCCAGCACGACGCTTTGCTGGATGGTCAGCAAGGCAATGACCTTGGCCAGATTGTCAAGCAGCGTGGCGCAATCGCTATTGCCCGGCGTCCCCGCCGTGGCGGCCGGCAGATTCACCGGATACCAGTTCGTCGGCACGCGCGAAGGCAGTACCGGCTGGCCGCCTTTGCCGCCCGCCAGGCCGCCGATCCGCAGCTCCTGCGTGACGGTCTCAAAAGTTAAATGAGTCGATTTAGACATGATTTCCTCAGCGTCGTGATTGTCTGGAAGGCCGCGCCTTTCGAAAGCGATAGGCCTTCCGGGAACTAAGCGCTCGGGGCCGCCGCCACGCCAAAGAACCCGTTCCACCCGCAGCTGAAACGCATCCAGCCCGCGGTCTTCAATGACCGGGATTCGAAGTCCACGCCATGCACGGTGTTGAACGCCTCGCGCTCGTACCAGCGCAGTTCGGTTTCTTCCGGCTCCGCTTCCACCATCCAGGCATGCGGGTCGTTCAAGTAGTCCCAGATCATCCAGTTTTCGAAGCTGGGCATCCCGGAGCGCTTCTTGAGCGCGTTGATGGCGCGGTTGGCCGTGTCGGGACGGTCGACACCGCCCAGTTGTTCGGCACCCACGAATTCGAGCTCGGGCGGCAGGATTAACGTCTTGGGGACAATGCGCTGCCGCAGCCCGCGATGGTTCACGGTGCGCCGCATCAGCGTCAGGATCTGCCGGATCGAGTCCACGTCGGGATCGGCCGCGATCGCCAGGCAGTTGGACTGCACGCCTCCGCCCACCAGCGGATGCGCGGTCGAAAATAACGGCACGCCGTCCGGACCCGGAAAAGTCGGATCGAACCCGCGATTGAAATTGTAGGCGGCCGTGATCTCGCGCGTCTCATGCGCGGAGCGGCCCAGCTCGACGGCCAGCTTCTTGATGACGCCGAACTGGTCGTCATCCATCGCCACCTTGGTCACCTTGAAGCCCAGTCCGTATTGCAGGTGCAGATACGTCTTGCGGAAGCCGGGCAGGGGAGTGTCGTAGCGGACGCCCACGCCTTCGCCGACGACCGGTACGGTGCCGAAGCCGGTTACTTCGGTGGTCTGCTCGATCGAACGAGTAGACTTCTTCATCCGGTAGATCTGCTGAAACTGGCTCGGGAACTGGTTGTACTTGGTCATGATGACCTCGTCCAGCGCCGGCAGCATCGAGGTCAGGTTTAAGTCGGGGAGTAACTGTCTGACTATCATGTTTTTCTAAGTCCTGTTTCTCTTTCTGCCGCGCCCTAGACGCCGGCGCTTCCTTGCGCAAACTGATGCTTGAGGATGATGACCTCGACGATGGCGTTGGCGCCTTCGGCGTTGTTCACATTGCGCGCCAGGTCCTGGATGCGCAGGTCGAGCCCGGCGGTTGTGGCAATCGACGAGGAGCTCACCTGCATGGCGCTCAAGGTGCTGCCATTGGTCTGCGCGGTGTTATTGATGTTGGCGTTCTTGCCGACCATGGAGGCGACCGTAATGGATGTCGTGCCGTCGCACTGCGCGGAAAACACCGCGTTCGGATCGTCCACAACCGTGTGATAGGTTGCGGTCGAAGCCAGGCCCGCATTCAGCGCGGAGCCGAGAATCAGCGTGTTGCCGGGCGTGCCGGTGGCAAACGTCTGGCAGCCGGGCGTGGGAATGAATTGACCTTCGACCGTTTGCGACACGGCTACCTTGCGCAGCATGTCGAAGGTGTAGATGGCGTTGGTGTCCGAAGCCGGTTTGGCATACTCCCGAATGCCGACCGGCGCGCCCGCCGTGTCGATCATCAGAGGTCGAAACCCGCTCGGCCAGTTATTGTTAATGACTGAGTAACTCATTGTGTGAATGGCTCCTAAGGAGGCACCCGCGCAATGAGGCGGCAGGACGCTCCTACCCGTGGTAGTCGCGCCCCCGCAAACGCAAATTCAAAAAGCTACTTTTTTACTTGGCGCCGTCTTCGCCGCGGTCGACGGTCATGCCCATCTGGTAATCCTGGGCATTGCCGACGTTGGTGACGACATCGCCCGGTTCGAGCACCTGCAGGCCCATGCCCTTGGCTTCGTCCTTCATCTTTTCGACGGCCAGCCGCTGATTGTCCTTGATGGAGCGCAATTCGTCGTTGGAGCGCTCGATGGGAGCGCGCCGCCGCTTGGCCGCGACCGCTTCCGGGATCTCGCCGACGACCATCTTGCCGCAGCGCACCGGATCGCCGTTGGCGTCGCGCACGATCTGGTAGCCGCGCCGTCCCAGCCGGTCGTTCACTGAATCGCTCAACAGCTTCAGCGCCATGCCGGGCCGCTGATAGTCCTTCTTGATCTGGGCCAGCGGATCGGTCAGCCCGAGCGGATCGTAATCGAGATCGCCCCACGCTTCGTTCTTCTTGTCTTCGGCGTCGGCGGTCAGCTCGACTTTTGGATAGCCGAGTTCGCTGCGCAACTGATCCAGTTGCGCCTGTTTTTGGATCAGCTCTTCGTTCGACAAGCCGACCGCCACATGCGCAAAGTTTGCGTCCGGCGTCGCCGCCTTGGGTGACGCCGGTTGATTCTTTCTGGTTGACATTGGTTACTTACTTCCCCCGGTCACAACCACGCCGTCCTTGGCGCGTTTCTTATAGCTCTCGGGCGTGATTTCGAGCTGTTCGCAGATGTACTTCTGAAAGGGATCGAGTTCGCTCGATTCTTCCGCCGCCGCCGCTTCGCGGGTGGTCTTGTCGCCGCCCTGGGCGCGCGCCCGCGCCTCGCGCTCCGCCTTCTCGCCCGGCGTGCGCTTGCCCGATTTGTAGCCTTCGAGATCGGCTTTGTCGGCGGCGAACTTCATGGCGAGATTCGGAGCCACGCCCAACTCGATCATGGCCCGGTAATGCACCGCCGTGGCCTTGAAGAAGTCGCTCGTCTTGTCCTGCAGGTCTGGGTATTCGGCGGCCAGGGCGTTCTCGGCGGCGATCGTTTTCGCCTTGCTCTCGATGCGCGCGTCGACGTCGGTGGCGCGCACGAAACCGCGCTTGGCCAGCAGTTCATCGAGCCCCTTGGTGCCCTTCTTCGACAGCAGCTCAATCGGATCTTCTTCTTCGTCCGGTTCAGCGGCGGGCGTCGCCGCGGCAGCCGGCGCGGGCTGGCCCGCTTTCTTGGCCTGCTCGTGCCAGTAGCGCATACCCGAATCCTTCTCGGCATTCTCGGCGCGCAGGCGCAGGATTTCTTCGTTCAGCGCTTTGGTTTCGGCCAGCGCGGCCGCGACCTCGGGATTGCCGCTGCCTTCGCCGCCATCGGGATCGTCCGCTTCGGCGCGCAGCACGCCCCGCCGCAGTAAGTGTTCAAGAATCATTGGTTTCCGTTCCTGCCGGTTTGAGTTTGCTTCGCAAACATTAGAGTTTCAACCTCTGTCCGAATTGCGTGTCTTTGTAGAGATCGGCCCGCTTGCGGCAGTAGGTGTCTTTGCAAACGGCGCAGAGGACGCCATATACCCCGTCAATCGGCACCACATACATCCGCACCGTCGCGCCCGTTGCCAAAGCGTTCAGATCGCGCATGGTTGTGCCGCACTGCTGGCAGCCGCGCGGAACCGCGCCCGACAGGATCGCGAGCGCATGGTTGTGCCACTCGAAGCACTGCCGGCACATGGATTGACCGGTCGACAGCGGGAGAAGTTCGGACGGCGCCCGCTGGCGGGAACACCAGTTGCAGCGCCCCGCCATAATAACGCTCACGTTAGTGTTGAAACTTCTCGGCGTTGTCGGCGAACTGCGCGCGTTTGCGGATCGCCGGATTGGCTGAATGCTCGGCGGCCTTCAGCTTGCCTTCGGGGATGGGCTGGCCTTCCGGCACATCCAGATCCCGGTGCAGTTCGCCGCGATGCGACGGCTTAATATGGATCGCGCCGTTCTCGCGCGCCAGGCTTTTCTCGAAGCCCGGATGCTGCTTGCCGTGGTTGACGCTCTCGTCGAACCCCGGATGACTGCTTGGTTTCCTCATGGTCTTGGTAACTCCTTCCGTTTCTCGATCTGCAACTGAAACTCCGGCACCAGGCGCCGGAACTCGGCCGCCGTCAGGTTCACTTCCTCCAGTAGCTTCTTGCGCTCGCTCAGATCCTGAATGTTCGGCTCGGCCAGAATGCGGGCCATCACCGCCTGGTGCTGCAGCGTGCGCGACAGAATCTGTAAAATGCAAGGCTTCTTCATGCGCCACTTCCTTCGGCACAGGCAAGTTCGTACTTGCCTTCGAATACGTCCTTCGGATTGAGGTATTCGTAGCCGTCCGCTTGCCTTACCCAGTAATCACCCGGCTCCGGAATGTAGCGCGCCAGCATTCCCTTGTCGGCCACTTTCATCTCGCCGCTGGCCAAGTGGCAAACCATGCTGCCGTCCCGTTCGATCAAACCCGCGGCGATGATGATGAACGCCTCCACCAACACCGGCTTCGCCCGATACCTCATGCCTTTCCCGCCCCCTTGCGGTCGCCCAGCAACTCCCCCTCGATAATCTGCGGCAGGCCGCGCACCACGCGCAGCCGCTCCAGAGCCCCCTGCGCCTTACGCCAGGCGTCGAGATCCGGCGCTTTCTCGCAGGCCGTGCGCTCCGCCTCGATCATGCCGTCCAGCCTGCGCAGAAACACGCCAAAGGCCCGCGACTCGCACATCTCGCGCCACTCGCGCCGCGTGAACGGGTCGCCGCGCTCGACAATGCGGAGGCTGCCGGCGATGTTCATAGCTTTCCCATCTCAGTGAGACAGCCCCAGAAACGGGCTTGCTCCGCAAACCGGGCAAACGGCGCCCGCTTCAGCCAGCAGGCCGGAGCGCAGTCCCAGCAGCAGCAGCGCCACCGTGCCCTCGCATTGTTCGCGCCTGCGGATATTCAGCAGATAGGTGTGAACGGTCTTCGGCGACAAGCCGAGTCGGCACGCGATCTCCTTTTGCCGATGGCCCGCCAGAAACAGCAGGAACACTTCGCGCTCGCGTGGACTAAGCCGCATCGTTCACCCCGGGACACAGCGCGAGCAACGCCGCGCGCCGCTGCCGGACACGCGGCGGCTGGGCGAGTTTCTCGACATGCCGGCGCAGCCGTCCGATGGCCCGCGATTTGTAGTTGCGCAGCTGATCATAGGTCAAGCCCAGCGCCTCTTCGATCTCCTCGCGCGTCCTCTCTTCGAAATAAAACAGGATCAGGATCCGGGCATCTAGCGGTGCGAGCAGCGCCAGTCCTTTCCTAAGCAAGAGCTGCCGCTGCCTCCGTTCGAGCGGCGACGTTTCAGCCGGGGGGGCCAGGAGCGGGTAAGCGTCGAGCGGCAGCATGCGGCGCGCTCTCACGATGGCCCGTATCTGGTCGCCGGCCAAGTGCCGCGCCACTACCTGCGCGAAGGCGGCAACGCTTCTGATCGACCGCCGCTTGCGCGTTTCCTGCAGCATCGTCAAGTACAGCTCGTGGCTCAGATCTTCGACGTCCGGGTGATGGCGGCCGAAAGCCCCGGCAAAGCGGCTCTTGCCGATCGCGCAGGTGAGTTCGTAGAGAGCTTCGTCCGTCATGGTTGATCCGTCACAGGCTCTTGCGCAGCAGCACGAATTGCGCGGCGATAAACTCGCGCAAGTCCGTATCGCGCTGCCGGACCTCGCGGCAGAAGTCCTGCTGCTCTTCCCGGACTTTTTCAATCAGTACATTCAGCTCCACGAGCGCGATGACAACTTTCTTGTGCTTCGTGTCGCGGTCTTGTTCGGCGGTCGGGCGCATCGTCGTTTATCCTTTGTTCCTGTGTTCCCGCCGGAACCACTCCGCGCGCGCGCGGATCGTGACGCCGCTTTGGGCCAGCACGTCGGCATACAGATCCGGATTCCTCCAGATCAGCGCCAGGAAGATCGGAATGGCCACCAGAAAATCAATGGTCAGGAGCGTGCGGACGACAAACTCTTTCATGGCTTCGCTCCTGGTGGCGGTGGTCCCTTGAACGGCTGCGGGTTAATCGGTGGAGCCTGGCTGCCCGCCATCGGCATCGGAGATGGGGGAAGCGGCCCCGCGCCGGGCGGCATCATCACACCCGGCGGAAGGCCCGAAGGCATACCCAGCCCGGCGGCCGGATTGATGCCGAGGGCGCGCGCCTGCTCGACGGCCTTTTCGGCCAGCGCCTGCACCAGCTTCTTTTCCTGCAGCTGATGAATGTGCTCGATGTAATGAGCCTTCAGCGACTGGATTGCGTCCTTGTCGCCGTACTTGTCCTCGACCGCCAGTTTCAGATCCCGCATGTGCCGGATCATATGCAGTTCGTCGTTGTCCATCGGGTTGACTTGCACGGTCTCCCCCTGCTGGATCAGCGACCACTCTTCCTTCGGGTTCTTGGGCAGGTCGTTTTGCGGCGGCTCGGGCACCAGATCGGCGAAGTTAGGATCGCCCAGCGCCTCATGTGCGTCGCGCGTGATCTGCCAGAGCGCGGCCGGATTGTTCACCACCAGCGGATTCTGCAGATCGAGCTGGTAACGGGCGAGCGTGTCCTGCTTCTGCTGCTGCCGGTCCCACAGCGAGGTGGCCAACTGCAGATGGAAGTCGTAGCGGCCGTTGCGGTCGCGCTGGGTCAGGATCGCTCCGCCTTTCGAAACCGGAAACAACCCGTTGGCGTCCTCTTCGGTCACGCGGAAGAACGTCTCGTCGTCGCCGAACTGCCATTCGAGCAGCCAGAAGTGCTGGAACACCGCGGCATAGTCTTCGCGCAGCGCCGTCGTATCGAGCGTCATGCGCAGGTTGCCCTGCTGAATGATCGCCATCGTTCCGCCCACCGTCTTCGGCGCGTTCGGGCGGTCCATCTGACGGCCCATCTGCACGTCGCTGATGCCGAACAACCGTTCGAGATACGCAAGCAGGGCCTGCTCGCGCGCCGCCAGCGCTTCGATATTGACGCTGATCTGCAGTTGCTTGAAGTCGGACTCCGGATTGTCCATCGGAATCCACAAGCCCGGCTTCAACTGAATCTCATCCGGTTCGAAGCCGGAGGCCGGCCGGTAGGCGCCGGGCGGCGAAACCGCCAGTTCCTGCCCGTCCGTTCCCAGATTGTGATTGCCGCGGATTTCGTCTTCGAGGTTGATCGCCTGCGCCGGCAATCCATCGCACCAGTAGCTGCCGTCCTTTTCAAACGACGCTTCGACAAACGGCCGCGGCTTCGGATCCGCCGGATACAACTGGCGTAAGTCCTGAATGCCCACGACCAGGTAAAGATCGGGCAGGAAGCGCACCACGATTTCGCTCTCGTAAAGCTCGCGCTTGACGACATCCAGTTCGTCGGCGTCTTTCTCGCCCGGTTTGAGCTTGCGCCACTTGCCGTACCATTCGAGCACCTGGAGCGAGCTGCCCGCGGACATCGGATTTTCCATCGTCACGCCCTCGGCATCGTCCTTCTCGCGCTTGATCTCGTCGCCTTCGGCATCGCGCTGAGAGTGCTGATTGGCCATCGCCAGAATCTTCGAAAAGTTTTTCTTGATGCCCTGATAGCGGCCTTCCGCCTCGCCCCGCAGCAGCTGGTTCGGCGTGATGCGGAACTTGCGCACGATCCACGAGAAGTCGTGCAGCGACTTCACTTCCTCAGCCGGGCACACGATGTCGTCGGGTTCCATCACCTCGAACGCCGGGCCTTTGTAGTAGGTGACAGTCTTCGGCTCCTTGCCGCTCAGGTCCTCGAACTCGGAGACCTTCCAGGGCGAATAGGCGAACACGCGGCCATACAAAATCTTGTATAACTCGAACTGCAGAAGATCGTTGGTGATCTTCATGTCGTTGAAGCAGCGCCAGGTCATGTAGAGCCCGATCTTCTTGTCGTTGCGATAGTCGGAGGGTCCCACCGGCTTGGCCACGATTTCGGCGTCGTCGCCGAAGATGGCGTCGGCGTTCGCGGCCCACTTCTGCTTGGCGCACCACTTGATGACCGGCACCGGGAAGTTCGAGGCGTCTTCGTCTCCGGCCGCCGGCGGATCCACCATCGCGCGCCAGCGCCGGAAGTATTCGCGCCAGCGGTTAATGCGCCGGCTGTGATCTCCCAGCGCGTTGCGGTAATCCTGCCAGACGCGCGCTCCCAGCCGGCTGCGTTCGGCGGCGGATACGTTCATCTGATAGTTCTGCTGATCGGGCATCAGGCCGCCATGGTCTTCGGCGCGGGATGGCGGCCCCGGGCCCACCCGGCTCCGGTCTGTCCGCCCACCGGGTTGCGGCGCGAGCCGGCACTGAAGTATTCGTCGATGGGAAAAAGCGCAAACGGAGCCACTTCGCGGAAAGCGTTGCCGAGCGTTTCTTCCACGCGGTACACCGCATGGAAGAACTGGCCACGGCCGAGGCCGAGATGCAGGCACGACGTGCGCCAGTCCGCGCCCAGCAGGAAATGGACGGTGAACAGGCGCCAGTCCGCCGATGGTGTCAGGCTTTCGGCCGTCAGTTGGCTCCGGGTCTTGCCGTCGTTGAGGACGCGGAAGGAGGTCAGCACAAAGTCGGCCATGAACTCCTCGTTCTTCATCGAGTAGCCCGACACTGCTTTAATGCCCCGGTTGCCGTGGTTGCCACAGCGTTCATAGGTCACCTGGCCCCGGTTCACCTCGCCGGCGCAGCGCCGGAAGCGCCGGAAACAGGCGCCGAATATGCCGCGCAGGACGCAGCCGCAGACGTTTTCCGTGCCAGCCCGGCTTGGGCGCCGCCCCAAACCCCAGCAGTGGACGCACGATTGCCTGGCCAGCGCCAGCGTTTCCCTGCGGGTCCAGCCTTTCACGGCCCAGCTGGTCATGGGAACGGGCCCGCTTGCCGGCTCCCGCGCTTCCGGCGCGCGCGGTCCGAAGGCCGCTCCGGGGGTGAACGGGTCGCGCTTCCGCATCTCTTCCTGGCGGATCCGCATCTCTTCCTGGCGGAGGCGCGTCCTTGGCAGGCGCGGCCGTGCTTCGCCGATGCTGATTACTTTCGGCTGGTCAGTGAGGGCGGTGGTGTCGATTGTGGTGGTGTCGTCAGTCAATCCGGTCTCTCGATATAAATGGGGTTGCGGGCCAGAGCGTCACATCAATTTGAGGCGGTCTCCCCGCTCATCCCGCTTGTCGCGCCGGGCCCGGATACTGTTTAGCTGCTGACCGGCTGGCAAGTGCTTTTTCCGGCGCGGCATTTCGCCGATCCCGACACAGCCGAGCGCCGCCGCGATCACGCAATCGTCGTGCTGGCCGTACTGATGTTCGGCCCGCCCGGTCGGCTTGACGACGAAAGTGTGCAACTCGGCGATGGTGATGGGATCGTGGATCAGGATCGCCATCGTGCGCAGCGCTTCGTCGAGGAGGGAAATCATCTGCGGGCGCGTCACCACCGTCGTCTTGAAGCCCAGCAGGTCCGAGCGCACCGCCGGGTCCTGATCGGGCGTCACATCGCGGTGATAGAGCAGCGTGGGCGGATAGCCGTGGCGCAGCAGGGCGTCAATCGCCGCCAGACCCGGCCCGTTCGCTTCCGGAATGATCCCGGCCCAGAAGTAATAGATGCCCAGCAGATAGAGCTGCCAGCCGAATTCGGCGGGCGTCGAGCGCGCCCGGTAGCGCGCCACCTGTTCGCCGGTGTCCCGGTCGAAGACATGCGCCACCGACCAGTCCGGGTTGCTCTTGCCGCGCCCGGCGTTCACGTCGATGCCTTCGGCCGCGTCGGCGGCCACGATGTACTCGCGGTTCTCCTGCGGCTTGCGGTAGAGCGCCAGCTCGCCCTTTTCGCGCGGCGTGAAGACCAGCTTCTTGTGTCCGCCCAGCTCGATCATTTCGAGCGCGCCCTCGACCGCGTCGCGAATGACCGGCATACGCGCCACCGCTTTCGGGTCGAAGCGCGGCCGGCCGCTCGCGATGAAGGCTTCTTCCGGGTTGCCCGGATACTCCTGCCGGAACAGATCTTCGTCGCCGTTCAGGTCGGTGGCTATTTTGCGGCGCCGCCACTGAAGCTGTTCGAGCGTTAGGTTGTAGCGCTGCCGGATATCGCGCTCGGCCGAAGTCAGCGTGGCCGCAAAGACGGCCGGATCCACATCGAGCGGGGCCGTGTATTCGGGGTGTTCCCACCAGGCGAAGAAGTAGCAGACCCAATCGGATTCGCCGGCGGCCGCGCGCTGCCACATGGTGTGGAATTCATTGCCGAGGCCGTTGGCCGTCGATTCGACGATCACCTCGGTGTCGGCATCGCCGGGCACCGCGGCCATGACGGAGGCCATCAGCTGGCGCGCATTGTCGCCGTAGAAGGCGAATTCGGAAAAATGCACCCGGCGCAGGCTGAAGGATCGGCCGATGGTCGCCGTATGGGCGGTGTGGAACTTGATCCAACTGCCGTTGGCGTAATCCAGCTGGTCGGTGCGGTCCGTCGTCCGCTCCGGGATGCCAATCACCCCATGGAAGGGTTTGTAGTGCTCGTGGAAGATCTGGTAGTAACCGAAGACGTTGGCCGCCGTCTTGTCGTCCTGCGCCAGCACCAGCGCGTGCTGGCCGCTGCGGTGCGCGGTATCCCGCCCGAAACGCGCCGCGATATAGGTCGAGACCCAGACCTGGCGCGCCTTGAGGGCGATGATCCGCACGGGCCGCTTACGTTCGCGCTGCCGGCGGATCAACTGCGCCAGGCGCAATTGCGCCGGGCCCATCTCCATCGGCACCAGCTCTCCGGCTTTATTGCGCAGCGTCAGCGACTCGCGGCAGTAGGTCTCGTCGTCCTGAAATCCCTCGTGGATCCGTTCCAGGTCTTCGGGCGTGATGCCAGCCATTCATCCGGTTAGTCGGACGAGGCGGTCCAGTGGCAAATCTTTCGCGCCATACTTGGCAGATGATGCGAACCGCCAGAGAAGTCTACCGCGCGCACGACGTGCTGAAGGCGATCGTTTTGAACGAGGTGCCCAATCCGTTTGAAGGCGCGCTCGAGATCGCCTCGATGGTCTCCGCGCTCGACGTGCTGTGCTGGGTGCTGCGCCACGATCACAACAACTCCTTTGAGACCAATCTGGCGAAGGCCACGCACTTCCTTGACAATCTCGGCTACAGCCTTGTGGCGGTAGACGCGCCCGAAGACGATTTGCCCGGAGACGGCCCGAAAGAGCGCAGCCATTGAGCGCCGCTTGCGAGTTCGATTGCCTCGACTGCCGCGTCCGCGTTTTCCGCCTGGCTGCGGAGGGGTACGCCGAGCCCACGCCCGATCCGGCGCTCTGCGCCACTTGCCGCTTCGCGCGCACCTTGTCCGAACCGGAGCGCAGCCAGTTTCTCGGCCTGCTGGCCGATATCCGCACCGTCCGCGGCGAGCGTAAGCGGGCGCGCCGGCGGCGCATGGAGGCGGCCGCCGGTGTCTGAACCGCTCCCACTAGCGCCGGCCCTGATGCGGGGCGGCCAGGACGGCGGAGAAAAAGCAGGGCTATACTGGCAGCTAAAGTGAACGCAGTCATCACGCCGTCCCTCACTGCCGAGATCAAAAAGGCACGCGAGAAGAAGACGCTCCGTCTGGAGATGTCGATCGAGTGGTACGCAGACGATCCGCTGGGCGTTGCGCGCAGCAAACATGCGGTCGAAAAGCTGTTCCGCGCGCTTATGCCCCCCGAGGCGGCGCGAGCCCAGATCCAGGACGCCTGCGCCCTCATCGACGGGCATTGATAATGCGAGGCCTGGAATGCCATATACTGGTGCGCAACCATTTCATCTGGCAGGGAAATATCTTTTGAAGGGCGCCGACCGTTTGGCCGGAAAGCGCCCTTCCCTCACCGCCCTGGCCCTGGTGGTGCTATTAGGCTTGAATCTGGTGGTATTGCTCCAGAACCGGCAAAGAGATGAGAAGCGCCTGGCATGGATGCGCGACATCAACGCGCGCATCGCCAAGACGCAGACCGAACTGAAGCGTACCCATGCTGTGGCGGCCCTGGCGATAGAAGCGTGCGACAACCCCGTTCAGGATCGCTTGAGGTGATTCTGTCGACCTGCGATAATCGGGCCATCAGCGCGTAGTAACCTCAGCGGTAATTCCCAGCAGGGCGCGGCCAGCCATGACAGATGGCTCCTCTGGCCGCGCTCTTTCGACTCTCTCACCCTCTCAGCCGCGTCCGCAGGATACGATGACGTGATGAGCGAACTGACGCAAGCCGAGCTGAAGGAGTTCAAGGTCGACAAAACGGGGTGGGGCGAAGGACCGTGGCAAACGGAGCCCGACCGCGAACAATGGACGCACGCCGGTTACGCCTGCCTGATCCTGCGCCATCCCCATGGCGGCTACTTGTGCGGCTACGTGGGCGTGGATCGCGCGCACCCCGCGTATGGGAAGCACCCTTTACGCGAGGACGTCGACGCGACGGCGCACCAGGACTTGAATTACGGTTCGGCGTGCGAGGGCCTGATTTGCCACGTGCCGGAACCGGGAATGCCGGATGACGTGTGGTGGTTGGGCTTCGATTGCGGCCATGCCTTTGACGTGGCGCCGGGGCTGGAAGCACGCGAACGCGCGAGGGGCTGGCCTCCGATACTCACGCCGCTGATGCCGGTGTATCGCACGTTCCCCTACGTGAAGCGCGAAACGGAGAAGCTGGCCGACCAGCTGCGCGCCCTCGCTCCAGACCGGCGCATCATCCAGGCATCCGTCCTGCATACGCGCGACCAGGACTTTGACCGCAGTGATTTCCCTTTCCACGTAGCAAAGCGTGCGAGCGCGCCGCTCAACGAGTTTGATCCCGAGGTCGAGTCCGCCGTAGCCGGAACAGAGTGACAAGAGAGAGATTGGCCAGGTAGATAGAGCCACACGAATCAGGTCTCCTTCCGCTCGTGCCGGACCGCGCCCGCGACGACCCGCTCAAACACATCGCGCGGGATCATTTCGTGGCTGTAGCCAAAGCGCGGCAGCACCAGGTCCGCCACGCCGAGCGACGGCAGCGGCGTCCAGAAGGCATAGCGTCCCTGCCACCAGAGCGCATCGCCCGGCCGCATCGGCCGGCGGACGGCGTCCTCGTTGGCGATCAACACCGGCGTCGGCCCGTATATGCGGGTCGCGCACACCTGGCCGTCCGCTTGGCTCTCGCACTGTAGCCAGGTGTGATCCTCCAGCTCGACGATGTTGATGACCTTGAGCACCCTGTTTTCTTTCACGACGCCGCCGGCGATTCCGAATCGAAGCCGTTCAGGCCCATGCCGCCGCTTCGCCCCGCTTGAGTTTGACGAGCGCCAGCGCCGTCAGCTCCACCAGCCGCTCCATTTCGTCGTAATAGCGGTCGTTCTGTTTCTCGGCCAGAAAGTGGGTGAGGTGTCCAGCCTGCACATGCAGCAATTCGTGGACGAGCGTCACCTCCAAATCTTTATTCCCCAGTTCGTCAGGATCGATGAAGGCAGGTTCCCGGATGATGATCTCGGCGCTTTTGTACTTGGCGCACATCCGCACGTTGCCGAGGCCCTCGCTGTACTTCTCGAATTTGAGCGATACGTCCCAGTCCTGGAGGCGCAGCCGCTGCTGCCACTCCGGCAGCAGCGCTTTCAGTTCGTGGTCAGTCACGCCGCCTTCTTGCCGTTGCCGCCTTCGATGACGCCGAGCGCCGCGCGCATTTTGGCGCGCGCCCGGTGGACCACATAATGGCTCCAGGCGCCCGACTTGCCCTCCCGCTTGCCGATATCGCGCAGGCTTTCGCCGTTGACGTGGCGGTCGAAGGCGCGGCCCTCGACCTCGTTGAGTTCGCGCCGCGCCCGCACCGCGTCAATGCACACCACCACCGATTGCTCGCGCTCGATCAGGGCGTCGAGCGGCGATTGGCGGTCCACCAGACATTCCGGCGTGCGCACCGCTGTTTCGCCGCCGCCGTGAAGATCCTGTTCGCGGCTGCCCTGCAGCCAGCAATCGGGCACGCCTTCCATGAGCCGCGGATAGTTGCGTCCGCGATAAGCGTCAATCATCGCGCCGCGGATGCGGAACATGGCGAAGACCGCAAAGTTGGCATGCAGATCCGGATCGAAGCGGTTGGCCGCTTCGCACAGGCCGACATTGCCCAGGCTGATCAGTTCGTCCATGTCGATCCAGGCCGGCAATCGCCGCGCCACGCGGGACGCTACTTTCCCGACCAGATCCAGATGCGCGACGACCAGCGCCTCGGCTTGCGCCGTCAAAAGCCCGTTCCCCCTTGCACCTGCTTGGCACAGGGCAACGGATCTACGATCTCCGCTAGCTCGACAGTTGGCAGTTGGTAGCGCTTGCCGGCATCGCTGCAGGGCGCGTGGGACGGGTGCCGCAGGAAGAGCTCTCCCGTCTCCGGGACAAGCATCACCAGCGCGAATCCGCATTCCCGGCAGATGAACGGTCCGTAGAGAAAACAGATCTTCACTCTTGCCCCCCCTGGCGGACGCGCTTGTAGAGCATCTCAAAACTTTCGAAGGTAATCAGTGACGTCTCCTTTTTTTTCTGGTCGGGTTCGAGCGTGCCCGTCAGCCGTCCAATCAATTCGAGGTTGCGGCGGCATTGGGCCACGGCTTTCAGCGCGACCTCGTAGCTGGGGTGTACTTGCGTCACCACGCCATCGGCATCCACGCGTTCCCCGCCCAGACAGCCTACAAGTATCTGGTCGCTGAGTTGCTGCAGTCCCGACCAGATCCAGATGCGCGACGACCAGCGCCTCGGCTTGCGCCGTCAAAAGCCCGTTCCCCCTTGCACCTGCTTGGCACAGGGCAACGGATCTACGATCTCCGCTAGCTCGACAGTTGGCAGTTGGTAGCGCTTGCCGGCATCGCTGCAGGGCGCGTGGGACGGGTGCCGCAGGAAGAGCTCTCCCGTCTCCGGGACAAGCATCACCAGCGCGAATCCGCATTCCCGGCAGATGAACGGTCCGTAGAGAAAACAGATCTTCACTCTTGCCCCCCCTGGCGGACGCGCTTGTAGAGCATCTCAAAACTTTCGAAGGTAATCAGTGACGTCTCCTTTTTTTTCTGGTCGGGTTCGAGCGTGCCCGTCAGCCGTCCAATCAATTCGAGGTTGCGGCGGCATTGGGCCACGGCTTTCAGCGCGACCTCGTAGCTGGGGTGTACTTGCGTCACCACGCCATCGGCATCCACGCGTTCCCCGCCCAGACAGCCTACAAGTATCTGGTCGCTGAGTTGCTGCAGACGTTCGACCCGCTCCAGCAGAGCGGAGCTAAGCTTGGTCTCGCGTTCGGCCACTTGCTCGGCTACCTTGGCGAGCGCGGCGCCATGCTTGTGTTCCGTCTTCTGCCGTGCCTTGGCGATAGCGCGCTGCGCGCAATTCCGAATGTGACGATCCAGTGATGAGGCGCTCAATCCGAGCGTCTTGGCGGCCGCCCGGATGCTCTGTCCGTTGGCCACAGCCAGCTCCGCGGCGCCCCGTTGCGGGCTCTTGCATATGGTGCATTTGTTGCTTGCTTGGCCCTTCGGCCGGCCTTTGAGTGGCATCTGCAAACAACAGTAAGCGCGAGCCGGAAATTATTACAGGGTCGAGGCGCTTACGTGACGGCGGCTGACGCTGACTGCCCGCGATAATGGGAATGGCTAGTCCATGCAGTTGCTTGACCCGACCGCCGTGGCCGCGCTGCTGGGTCTGCATCCGCGCACCATCGTCCTGTACTTTCGTGCCGGCAAGATTCCGGGAGCTTTCCGTCTCGGGGGCAGGCACTGGCGCATTTCACGCGCCGATCTGGAGACCTATCTCGCGGCGCGCGCCCGGAACGATAATAAGGCGATGACCCATCTCGACCCGAGTGTCGTTTACTACGGTCCGCACGCCTGCCCGCAGTGCGGCCAGATGATCGTCAAGGTTGCCGAGGAGACCGGCGGCGCTGCCTTCAGCGTGCCGGACGGCCCGATCTACCCGAACAGCGCCTGGCAACCACATGTGTGCGATCCGGCGGCGCGCGCGACCTGGCCTGGCGCCGTGTTTTCTTTCACGGCGCCGGTGGCGATTCCGAATCGAAGCGCGCCAGACGGGTGCAACACCGAAGCGCCAGCCAAACCACCGGACCCGCTGCCCGCGCCCTACGAAATCCGTCTGCCGGCCGGGCTCCGCAGCTTCACGATTATCATCGGCCAGTGACCGA